GACAAGGACGGCTGGCTGCTGCCGAAGATCACCCTGGGCTGGGATTTCCTGGCCTGGAGCGGCTACTGGCTGCGCGACTCCAAGGCCGGAGCGCCATGGGCCGAAGCCCGTGCCAAGCACCCCTGCCTGAGCGTGGAGGACTATGACCTGATCGGAGCAGGAACCCCCGAGCAGATCACCGACAAGGCCGCGAAGCTCGCGGCACGCATCGAAGCGCAGGCCGCCTCTGATGCGGGAAGGAAACCAACCAACCCGGTGCTGCGCGCCAACCCGACCGGAGGCAACGATCCGACAGCCTCCAAGTCCAAGGACTGGGTGCGCGACGCACTGGAAAACAACCGCTAGGAGACAACCATGAGCGAACCAAACGTAATCACCCGCGACGACCTGTCCGGCTCCCTGATTCCCGACCAGGTAAGCAAGGAGATCATCCAGGCCATGCCGCAAAGCTCCGTCATCATGACGCGGGCAAAGAAAGTGCCCATGAGCGCCAAGAAGGACAAGCAGCCCGTCCTGGCATCCCTGCCCGACGCCTACTGGGTAAGCGAGGGAGGCCTCAAGCAGACCACCAAGACCGGATGGGAGGACGTGACCATGACCGCCGAGGAGATGGCCGTCATCGTGCCCATCCCCGACAGCGTCGTGGACGACAGCCAGATCAACCTCTGGGACACCATCAAGCCGCTCATCGCTGAAGCCATGGGCAAGAAGGTCGACCAGGCCGCCATCTTCGGCATCGACAAGCCCGCATCCTGGGGCACCGACATCCTCGCCGGAGCCACAGCCGCAGACAACAATGTCGCCGAAGGCACCGGCAAGGACCTCGCCGACGATGTCGCCAAGCTGGGCCGCAAGCTCAGCGAGGCCGGGTTCGCCCTCAATGGATTCGCCACCATGCCCGGCTTCGGCTGGCAGCTTGCCGGCCTGCGCAACGCGAACGGCACCCCCATCTACGTGCCCTCCCTCGCACAAGGCAAGCCGTCCACCCTGTACGGGTACCCGCTCAACGAGGTGATGAACGGGGCATGGACCACCGACAAGGCCGTCCTGCTGGGAGCCGACTGGACAAAATTCGTGTACGGTGTCCGCCAGGACATCCGCTACCAGGTCTTCGACCAGGGCGTCATCTCCGACGAAGACGGCAAGGTCGTGTACAACCTGATGCAGCAGGACTCCCAGGCGCTGCGCGTGGTCATGCGCGTCGGCTTCGCCGTCGCCAACCCGCTGACCCGAGTCAAGAAGAAAGGACAGCAGTACCCCGCCGGCTTCATCACCCCCGCAGCACCGGCATCACCTGGCACAAAGAAGGCACCGGTAGACGACAAGGAAACGAAGAAGGCCCCGGTAGACGACAAGGAAACGAAGAAGGCCCCGGTAGACGACAAGGAAACGAAGAAGGCCCCGGTAGACGATCAGGACGCGAAGTGAGCTCCCGCCCTGCCTTCGCCCAGCCCGAAGACCTGGCCGAATGGCTGGGCGAGGACATCCCCGCCGACCAGGAGGATGCCGACCGCAAACGCGCCCAACGGTGCTTGCGGGCGGCATCCAACCTGATCCGCAGCCAGACCGGCCGAGACTGGACCGGCGAGGACAGGAAACTGCCCGACGATCTGCCCGAGGAGCTGCAGGACGTGTGCCTGGCCTGCGCCGGACGCATGTACACCAATCCGAATGCGGAAACCCAGTGGAACCTGCAGGCGGACGACGGCATGGACGGGGGCAGCCGGAAAGTGGAGGAGTCGGGCCTGTACCTGACCGCCACCGAGAAAGCCACCCTGTCCAGGCTCACCGCCAGGCAGTCCCCGGTCATCGCAGGCATCGGCGTCATCGGCACCACCCGGGGCGAGGCCGCCAGCAGCGACATGAGCAGCGAATGGTTTGGTGACGACCGGTTTCTCATGGCCAGAATCACGGGGTGAACATGAGACGAAGGTTCCGCCAGCCCGACATGGGCAAGCTGCGCGCCTACGCCGAAAGCCGCATGACCGACACCATCCGCATCACCCGGCCCGGGAAGACAGCCGTCGACCCGATAACCGGCGCGGAGACTCCGACCGGGGAGGTCCTGTACGAGGGGCCGGGCAAGGTGCAGACCTCCGGAGGCATGGCCTCCCAGACGAGCATCGCGTCCGGCGACTCCTCCAACGTGGGCGGGCTTGTACCCCAATGGAGCCTCTACCTGCACCTGCCTATTTCCGCCACGGGACTGCGGGAGAAGGATGTGGCCCTGGTGGTTGACTCCCAGGACCCTGATCTGAAGGGCAGGTGCATGAGCCTGGTCAATATGCAGTCCGAGAAGACCCTGGCGACCGCCAGACGGTGGAACGTGGAAGAAATCCCTGAGCAAACCGAGGAGGACTGACATGCCGACCATCGACGTGAGCCAGGTCAAGGATCTGGCCAAGGCGCTCGCCGCCGTGCCCCTGCGCAACCAGGCGCTGGTGGCTGCTGCGGTCAAGCACGGGGCGCAGAACATCAAGCAGAGCGTTAGCGAGGACCTGCAATCCTCCAAGAATCATGCCTTCCGCCGCATCCGCATCCACTACGACATGCAGGAGCGTGGCCCGGTCGTGGAGGCGGACATCGGCCCCGAGCAGGGCGGCGCATCCAGCCTGGCCAACCTTGCCTTCTTCGGCACCAGCAGGGGAGGCGGCCATCATCGGTTTTACGAGCATGGCGAGGCCGAGCTGGAGCCGACAGCCCGGTATGTCAGAGAGGCGGCGTCCAAGCTATGAGCCGGACCGTGGAGGTCAGGAAAGCCGTCATCGCCCTGGTGCCGGACATGCCCGGATGGAAGGTGTATGAGGACGTGGCCACCGGGCAGAGCCCGCCCTGGGTGGTGGTGCGCATCTCCGAGACCGGACGCAGCGGAGCGGAGGACCTGCACGCCGTCTCCCACGACGGGGTGCTCGACATCCGCGTCGTCGGCCGTCAGGGCGACGGCATCAGCATCGCCATGGACCGGCTCAAAGACGCCCTGGACGGAGCAACGCCAGCCGACCGGAGGATCAGCAGGCTGATACCCGACCAGGACTCAGGCCTGTACGCGGCCGAACTGACCGACCCGAAAACATCCGCCCCATTCCTCATGCGCGTGCTCACCTGGCGCTTCGCCTGGACCAGCTGACCGGCATCAATCCCGCCCCGCCCATCCGCGGGGCTTTTCCATATCAATCGACAATCAACAAACTGGAGGCACCATGCCTGACACCAATGCAAACACCACGCCGACCACTCCTGCTGTCAACGAGGAGACTGGTCTGCCTGCCGCGATCCTTGAGGACGGCAACATCCTGACCACCTTCGTGCCCGGATACGGGGGCATCAAGGACATGGCCAATCCCACCGAGGCCGAGCTCAACGCCGAGGCAAATCTTAACGTGTCCGCCTACCTGACCTCGACCGGGTGGAAGCTCAACCATACGCAGGAGAGCATCAAGGACGACCGCGAAGCGTCCGCCGAGGTGGGCGAGATCCCCGGTGCCGAGAAATTCGACGGCGGGTTCCTGCAGGTGATCAACAACGTCAACTCGGAGGGCTATGCCAACGCGGCTATAGAGACCCTGGTCAAGGGCACCAAGGGGTATCTGGTGCGCCGCCGTGGCGCAGGCCAGTCCGCATACAAGGCCGGCCAGAAGGTATCGGTGTTCAAAACCACCATCGGCATCGCCACCCCCGTGGCCCACGCGGACAATGCGCGAATGATGAGCACCATCAGCTTCTCGGTCGCGCCCGGCTCTAGGGACGAGACCGCCACCGTCACGGCCACGGCCTGACCAAATGATGCTTCCCCGCATGACCCTGTGCTCCGGCCATGCGGGGACCCTACCCCTGTTTCCGGAGCACATCACTTATCTTTGAGGAGCACGCATGCCTATCGCCGTCAAGCCCATCACCAAGGATGTGGAGATCGTCACCGACCTGCAGCTGATGAGCGACATCATCGACCTGAGCAACCGGATCAACGCACAGGACCAGCCAAGCCAAAAGGACAAGGAGCGTCTGGCCGGCATGGTCCAGGATTTGGACAAAAGCACCCTGGTGCTCACCCTAAGGGGGCTGCCCTCCAGCCCTTGGAACGCCATCGTCATCGACCACACGCAGGTCAAGGACGACCGGGCCGTCAAGGACCTGCAAGGCATTGTCGCCGACGCGGTGCCCCGCATGCTGGTCAAAGCCCGGTACAAGGACGGCGAGGAGCTCGACCTGGACGGGGAGGACCTGGCCGGGCTGACAGGATCGCTGACCGACATCCAGGTGGCCGACCTGATCCAGACCATCCAGACCCTCAACACGCCCATCGACGCGCTCCCAAAAGCGGTGCGCGACCTGATCGGCTAGCGGACTGGCTCGCGCACCACCCCGAAGACCTGGCCCAGCTGCGCGTGGCCCGCAGCCTGGGCATCTCCTACAAGCGCTGGCTCGGCTGGCAACCCACACCCGACGACCCCATCGAATGGGACGAATACGAACGCGACTGGATGATGGCCCTGGACACCTACGAACGGGCCCACAAATGCCCCGTCTGCGGCATGGACATCAGCTTCTGCCACGACCAGGTCGCCGTCGCCACCGTCTTCAAGGATGCGGCCGTGGACACCTGCTATGTGGGCCGGATGCGCGAACTGGCCATGGAAAAATTCGCCCAGTCAGGCACGGTGGAGGCCCCCAACTCACAGACCACCAGACTCAACCCCAGATAATCGCGGAGGTGCATCGTGGCTCTCAACCAGAACATCGTCATCAGGCTCATGGCCGACTCGACGGACTACACCGCCAAGATGCAGGCCGCATCAGCCTCCGCCACGGAGCTGTCCACCGCCCTGGAACGCCCAATGAGCAAGGGCGAACGGTTCAGCGCCATGGGGCAGAAGGTGGCCCTGGGCGTGGGCGCTCTGAGCGCCGCCATAGGCGTGGCAGCCGTCAAGGCCTTCATGGACTTCGACGCCTCGATGAGCGCCGTGCAGGCCAATACGAGTGCCAGCGCCTCTACCATGGGGCTGCTCAGGGATGCGGCCCTGGAGGCCGGGGCGCGCACCGTGTACAGCGCCACCGAGTCCGCCGACGCGATCAACGAATTGGCCAAGGCTGGCGTATCCACGACGGACATCCTCCAGGGCGGCCTGGACGGGGCCCTCGACCTGGCCGCCTCCGGGCAGATGGGCGTCGCCGACGCCGCCGAACTCACCGCATCCGCCCTGAACGAGTTCGGCTTGAAAGGCAACCAGGCCAGCCATGTGGCCGATCTGCTGGCAGCAGGCGCGAACACCGCCCAGGGCGGGGTCTCCGACATGGGCGAAGCCCTGAAGATGGTGGGCACGACCGCCAGCCAGCTGGGCATGAGCATCGAGGACACCACCGGAGCCTTGACCATGATGGCATCCCAGGGCATCGTCGGCTCCGACGCGGGCACGCAGCTCAGGTCCGCGCTGATCGGCCTGACCAGCGCCTCCGGACCAGCCAAGGCCGAGATGCAGCAGCTGGGCATCAGCATGTACGACAGCCAGGGCAACTTTGTGGGCTTGGCGAATTTCGCGGGCCAGCTCAAGGATAAGCTGTCTGCCCTCACCCCCGAGCAGCGGGCCAACGCCATGGGCGTGCTTTTTAGCAACGCTGCCATGAGCGTGGGCAACACCCTCTACGAGCAGGGTGCCGAAGGGGTCAACAAATTTACCAAACAAGTCAACCAGCAGGGGTTCGCCGCCAAGCAGGCGGCTGCACTGACAAACAATTTGAAGGGTGACGTCGAGCAGTTCGGCGGCGCTGTAGAGACCTCCCTGATCAAGATCGGGTCGGGAGCCAACGGGCCCATCCGCAGCGTCATCCAGTCTGTCACCAGCCTTGTGACCGCTTTCGGTGACCTTCCTGCCCCCGTGCAGCAGACAGTCGTCATGCTCGGCTTGGCCGCCGGTGCCGGGGTCGGACTGCACAAGGTGCTGGGCAGCACAGCGGAGAGCACACACGGGCTTGTAAGATCCTTCGGTCTAGTGGCTGACCCTGTACAGCGACTGCAAAAAGCATTCAGTGATTTTGCCCAGGCTGGTGACGCGTTCAAACTTTCCACGGCGACATATGAGCAGCAAATGGAACG